GAAGAAAAAAACCTAAAGGTAGTGATCGTAGGTTATATACTGACGAGAATCCAAAAGATACAGTTAGTATAAAGTTTGCTACACCAGCAGATGCTAGAGCAACTGTAGCAAAGGTTAAAAGAATAAGAAAACCTTATGCTCGTAAAATACAAATATTGACAGTTTTAGAACAAAGAGCTAAAGTAGCAGGAAAACATGAACAAGCAAGAATAGCTAAAAAAGGTAAAGAAGCTATTAGAAAAAAACGAGGAAAAACTTAACTCGCTAAATTTAAGTTTAAGTAGGAGGATAAAGATATGCCAATGCATAAAGGAAGAAAGTCCATGGCCAGAGGTGGAGCTAAGAAAAGAAAATCTATGGCTAGAGGTGGAGCTAAGAAAAGAAAAAGCTATGCCAGAGGTGGAGCTACTAGAAGTAGAAGAAGATAAAACTTGAAAATTTTTTTTAATAATATAATATACTAACATGTCATATTTAATGAGTAATATACCCCACTTTTGGTGTTGGGTTCGTAGGGAATTTACCCATAATCATTTAAAATATCATGGTGAGTTTATTCATGCTTTAGCAATTGCAGTTAATACTATACCTGATAGATCGTTAAGCTTTCAAGTTGTTTTTACTGGTAATGAAGTAGATAGAAAAGATTGGAAAGAAGGCAATATACATGGTGGTGCTATGTGGGCTAGAATGCCTATTCAAGGTATCGTTGCAGACATACCTGTTGATGAATGGCCTGAACCTATGGAAAATCATTTGGTTCAGCCTTGGGATTGTGAGTCTCGAACACATTCTGTTGTTTCTTTAGATAGAACAAGTTCATCACCATGGATTGCTAAAATAGGTCCAAACTTTTATAAAGCTAAATATTTATTTACTGTTGATTATACAGATCATTCTATTGCTGATGATCCAGCTCAACATAAACAATCACATGTTATGTATATTACAGAAGATTGTCCATGGAAAGGTAATTTAATAGCCTTACCTAATAATAGAGTAAGAGTTACAAATCCTGCATTGTGGACTACTGGAGAGGGACCTCCAGACTTTTTACCTTCTCAATGGTCACATTCGGCTGAAGGACATGAAAGTTATATGGACCCAGACATAACATTTAATAATTTATATAAAGAATAATGGCACTAAAAAAATCACAAAGAAGTTTAAAAAGTTGGACTAAACAAAAATGGAGAACTAAATCAGGTAAAAAATCATCTAAAACAGGTGAAAGATATTTACCTTCAGCAGCTATTGCTGCATTAACACCTGCAGAATATGCAGCTACAAGTCGTAAAAAAAGAAAAGATACTAAAAAAGGAAAACAACATTCCAAACAACCAAAAAAGATAGCTAAAAAAGTAAGAAAATATCGTAAAACAAAATAATGTTATTACCAGAAGGATATATAAAACGAGTCACTTCTACTATACCTTTTGGTTATGAAACTTCTAATATAGAAGGATTTTTAAAACCAATACCTGATCAACTAGAAGCTCTAGATGTTGTAGAAGTAATGATTAATAATGAAGAAGTTACTCTGAGAGATGCAGCTTATTGGTTAGAAAGTAAAACAGGAAGATATATTTCTCATGTGGGCTTAAAAAATTACATAGATAAAAGAAATAAAAATGAGAGAGAAATTAAATGATTGGGATATTAATCCAAATAACTATTTAAAAGATGAAAATAATAATTTCATACTAAAAAAAGATGGAACTCCAAAGAAAAAAACAGGAAGACCAACAGGTTCCACATTTAAAAATAAATTAAGTGATAAACAGGCTTATGAATCTGCTAGAAAATCATTAAAACAAAAAAAAGATGGCATTAAAAAACTCGAAAAAGCTTTGGAGGCAAAGCGACAGAATTTTAATAGACATAAAAAAATCTTATCAGAAATTGAATCGACTAAATCTACAAAACATGGAAAGATTACAACAGAAAAAGAAATTTCATCTTTACCCCCTACTATCCAAGATAGAATAAAAGACTCAAAAATATTATTACATCCAAATGAAGGACCACAAACTTCTTTTTTAGCTGCTTCTGAAAAAGATGTTTTATATGGTGGTGCTGCTGGTGGAGGTAAATCTTATGCTATGTTGATTGATCCTCTAAGAAATTGTGGTGTTAAAGCACACAGAGCATTAATACTTCGTAGGTCCATGCCAGAATTAAGAGAATTAATTGATAAATCTAGAGAAATATATCCTCAAGCTTTTCCCGGAGCAAAATTTAGAGAAGTAGAAAAAGTTTGGAATTTTCCTAGTGGAGCTAAAATAGAATTTGGATTTTTAGAAAAAGATGCTGATGTATATAGGTATCAAGGACAATCATATAGTTGGATTGGTTTTGATGAGATAACACATTTGCCTACAGAATTTGGTTGGAACTATTTAGCTTCTCGTTTAAGAACAACTGATCCTAATTTAAAAACTTATTTAAGATGCACAGCAAACCCCGGAGGTGTTGGTTCTAGTTGGGTTAAACGAAGATATGTTGAACCTTCACAAGCTAATAAAACTTTTGTTGGTTCAGATGGATTAACACGAAAATTTATACCTGCAAGATTAGCAGATAATCCATATTTAGCTACAGATGGTGTATATGAAAAGATGTTAAAATCTTTACCTCCTACACAAAGAAAACAATTATTAGAAGGTAACTGGGATGTTTCAGAGGGTGCAGCTTTTGCAGAGTTTGATATTGACTTACATGTTATAGATCAATTTCAAATACCTTTACATTGGGCTAGAGTAAAAGGTATTGACTATGGCTATGCTTCAGAATCTTGTTGTCTTTGGGGAGCTATAGATTCTAATGATGGTACTTTGATAATATACAGAGAATTGTATCAGAAGGGCTTGACAGGTGAAGATTTGGCCTCTATAATATCAAATATGGAACTTGAGGACCCAATGAGTGTTCCCGGAGTTTTAGATACATCAGCTTGGTCTAGAACAGGAACTACAGGTCCAACAGTAGGAGAGACTTTACAAAAAGCAGGACACAAACTTAGAAGGGCTGATAAAAATAGAGTTCAGGGGAAAATTCAAATACACGAATATCTTAAAGAATCTGCTAGTGGTAGACCTAGATTACAGATAGTTAAAAGTTGTAAAAATTTAATTAGAGAACTACAAAGCATACCATTAGCTAAACATAATTCTGAAGATGTTGATACTAATGCTTCTGATCATGCTTATGATGCATTAAGATACATGATCATGAGCAGACCAAGACTTAATAGCTCAATTGATGAACTAAGAAGAATAAAAGAAAAATTAACTTTTAAACCTGCTGATTCAACATTTGGATATTAAGATGGCAGAACAAGAAAATACACTTTTAAATGCAAACAACCTTTATGAAAATGTAGAGGGAGAAACAGGAAAAACTTTAAATTTAGAAGAAGATCAAAGATTAAATTTAGTCGGTATAGTTCAAAGTAGATTCGGAATAGCAGAACAAGCAAGAGAAACAGATGAAACTAGATGGTTAGAGTCCTACGAAAACTATAGAGGGCTTTATGGAAAAAGAGTAAAGTTTAGAGAGTCTGAAAAGTCCAGAGTCTTTGTCAAAGTTACAAAAACAAAAGTATTGGCTGCTTTTGGTCAATTAGTAGATGTTTTGTTTGGCACAGGCAAATTTCCTATAGGGATTAGTGAAACTAAAATACCAGAGGGAGAAAAAGAAAATGCTTATTTAGATATAAATAATGCAAATCCCGGATTAGAAACCTCTGAAATGCAAGACTTACCTGATAATATAGGTAACTTAAAAAATAATCCGTATGATGTTGGTTATGAAGGTGATGGTAAAGTTTTAAAACCGGGAGCTACTTTTGGAGATGGATTATTTGAAGAATCTGAAAAACCTTTAGAAGACAGATTAGAAAAATTAGGATTATTACAAGAAGGTTTATCTCCAAATCCACAAGTCCCTGAATTATCTCCAGCACAAAAAGCTGCTAGGAGAATGGAAAAATTAATACACGATCAAATAGAAGAGTCAAATGGTTCTTCAGAAATTAGAAATGCTTTATTAGAAGCAGCCTTATTAGGTACAGGAATAATAAAAGGTCCTTTTAATTTTAATAAAAGATTAAATAAATGGACTAAAAATATGGAAGGTGAAAGAAATTATTCACCTGTAGATGTAAGAGTACCTAGAATAGAATTTGTTAGTTGTTGGGATTTTTACCCTGACCCTTCAGCAACAAATATAGACGAGTGTCAATATATAGTTCACAGACATAGAATGAACTCTAGTGAATTAAGAGCATTAAAAAATATGCCTTACTTTGACAAAGATCAAATAAGATTAGCACTACAAAATGGTCCTAATTATTATGAAAAAGATTTTGAAACTCAATTAAAAGATGATTACAATGCTGAAGAATTGTATGGTGAGTCTTATGAAGTTCTAGAATATTGGGGCATC